GGCTGGTAGGAAGGCTTATAACAGGGCTACAGGCTCCAATCTGCAAGCGCCTGCACCTAACCCTTCAACGCCAAGAGAAAAGGCCAGGAAGAAGAGTTTCTGTGCTCGATCACGATCATGGTCTGGCCCTAGAGGTAAGGCCGCTCGAAGACGCTGGAGGTGTTAGATGAAACCAGGTTTATACGCAAACATTCATGCCAAACGCGCTCGCATTGCAGCAGGCTCTGGCGAGAAGATGAGAAAGCCAGGTAGTAAAGGCTCCCCCACCGCCAAGAATTTTCGAGAATCCGCAAAGACTGCGAAAAGAAAACCCCGTCGCTAGGACGGGGCAAAATCCACTTACTCACAGGGGGAGACAACGTGATGAGGCTATCTGCTCGCTTGCCTCAAGCGCTTAACCTACTGGCAGATTCAGCGGAGTCACAATTCATTCTGCATGAGCGTGATCGCATCGTCAAGCCTAAAGATCACTAGACTCTCCTTGCCATCAGCCCTGCAAATCACGACAGGTACCTTCTCACCCTTGGATGAGACTTTGGCCTGTTCCATCCATTCATAGAGCGCTATCTTCCTACGACGCTTGCATTCGATCATAAACGGGCCTAGATCGATGTCTGAGCCGCCATCTCTTGCCTGCCCTAGTACACGCGTCACCTTGGTTCCTAAACGCTCTGTAAGCGCATTACAGACCTCGCGCTCATAACTAGCACCTCGGTCTTTACCTAGCTTGCTCAATCGCGCTCTCCTTGTAGGATTTTCCAGGCTTCTTCCCTGACGGTATTCTCTACGGCATAGCCAAAAGCATCAGGATCGAGTAAGGCATGAATGAACATTTCCCTGACTTTGAGTTTGTGATCAGTTCTTGCCAGCATGGCTCGTAACTCTCTTGTTAACGCATAGAGTGTTTCCATCTTGGCCTGCATCTCTTCCCTGGTCATCTCACTCATGAAGCACCTACACTAAACGGATTGTTGAAGAACTTAGGTTCTATCGTAATACGCGTCTTAGTGAACTTGACAGGGTTCTTAACAGGTTCTTTCGGTACTGGCTCCCAACTGGCAAAGGTATAGAACCGTTCCGTTACGCGATTGAGCCTCTCTGATCGTTTCTTGATGTATCCATCATGAAGCAGTGCACGAATAACGTACTTGGTTGTCGGAATGCCAAGCCTGGTTTGTAGTTGAATGTCTTTGAAGGTGGCTTCAGTCTTTCGCTTGGAAAGATACTTAAGCACCTTCATGTGGGATTCTGTCAGTTTTGTCATGCCATGTCCTCCCGCAATGCAGCGTCCCATACCTTGTCATTAGCGCCTTTAATGACTTCTGTGGTGGTGAATCGATGCAAGCAAGCGACGCAACGCCGCCTGCGTGTCACCCAAGAGTTAGCAGGCTTCTTACCACCATACCGGCGTGTCTCTAGGATGATCGTATCGTTATGCTCACCTCTTTCAGCGCACTTAGGGCATAACATCAGAACGGCACACTGTCATCGTCTTGATAGTTCACCTCACGGCCTTGCTTTGCAGGCTGACCTGGTACGAAGTTATTCACCCTGATCGAGATCAGATCGCCATAAGCACTGCGTTTTGTCCATGCTGACAGTTTGATCACATCACCTGGCTTGTAAGCCTGATCGCATGTGAAACTTCCTGACCAGTCTGGTGCTTTGTCAGACTTCTTCTCTTTCACGGTGAAAAGTACGCCACTACCTTGTTGCTGTTCGTAAGCCATTATTTCCTCACTAGTTGATATTCGGCAAAGGATTTGCCATTACGGTTAATTGTGTGTGTCACGATGGTGTGACCTTGCTTTCTTAGTTCTTCGACTCTGGCTGCAAGTCTTGTTGAACCAATCTCTGCATAGGCTTGCAGTTGCGTGAGCGTTCCTTGCTGCAAACGCTCAAGCACTGCCTGCGTCTGCGTCAATCGAACACTACGTCTTCCTCCGCATCCAGAGTCACTACCTTTTTTGCGACAAAACCCTCGACCGCATGATCGTGACAGCGCTTCTTGAATGCAATGGCTGCAACCCCGCCAAAGTTATCGATGGTTTCGTGGTTGACCCGAAAGAGGCTCGCCAATTTGGCGTTCTTCTCCTCGGTTGTCATCTTCTTAGAGTCAGCGATCTTGCCGATCAAACCAAAGAAGTTATCCTGCCACTGCATTTCATCCTGGTGAGAGCTGTAAACCTTGCTCTTATCGCCTTCAGGAACTAATACCTTGTACTTACCTTCAATGACCTCAGCAAGCGGTTGTAAAGGCGTAGCAACCGGCATATCGACCTTCTGATATTGATTAGTCGGATTAGTATCCAGTTCGGTTTCATCAAGCATCCCCAATCCACAATGAGCAAGTACAGTCCTGCGTATCGCTTTGGTTGTAGCCTTCATCAAGGCATTGGCTAGCTTTTCACCAGAAAGACCTGAGATGTCAACTGCTCCCTGATTTTCAGAGCTTCGTCCATCTTTGCCAGTGCATCTGACAGATACAAGATACACATTCTCAACTCGCTCCCTGTTAGTGATCGAAGTGGACAGTCCATGCAGATTGCTGAGTTGCTGTGTGGCCCCAGCATTCGCATACAAGACCTTCTTTCCTGACAAGACAAGAAGATCGAACGGCTTCGCTGAAGGATCGAGGCCGACTTGCTGGCATCGGTAGTTGTAGTATCCAGTGAGTTGCTCTTCCTTGAGTCCACTCAAATCTCCTCTAAGTACGATGGAATCGATGATCGATTGATCAAGTTTTGTTGGATCGACTAGATTGCTCATTTGACTAAAAACCTCCGACTTCCAGGTTGTTCAATAACGTAACGCTCATACACTTCAGGCATCTCTGCTTGCAGTAGCTTTGGATCAAAGCGCTTGGAGCCTTTAGCGCTGTTCCAGGTTGCAAGCACCTTGCCGTCAAAGGTGATGAGTGAGCCTGCTTCTTTCATCTGCCCTTGAATGAAACCTTGTAGCTTCTCTTCAGCCTCCTCGAACTGCTTGATCTGAGTCTTGATAGCTTTCAATTGCTGGCAGGCTTGCTCCAGGTGAGAGGTGGCGACCACGGCTTGAGTTGTCGAGGTAGGAAAAAGCCGTCGTGCCGCATCCACTGTGCTGGCTTCTGGAGGCGTGTTTGTCTGTATTGAGGCCCATATTTGGCTTTCCAGTTGTATGAGCGTGTCTTTTTCACTATCGGGTATTGGCTTGTCAATAAGTACCAATTCTTGACCTCCAAACAGCACCGCAAGTATGCAACGCTGTACCCTGTGCACCGTAGCCTCGTGTACAACTTGCGCACGATCCTGTGGTGGCATAAGACCGATTTCAGCATCGTATTGATTCCTTTTGCTTTGGTTGTAGTTCTTCACCTCGACCAGTGTCGTACCATCAGCACTAATGAAGTCAAAGTGAGATGCCATCCATGAATGCTCAGGGTGATACAACTCATAGTCTGCTTCTTTGAGTTCCATCTGCAACCTGGCACTAGCCTCCCTACCAATCACATCCTGCAACTTCAAACCCCATTGCACTGCTTCAATGTGGCTTATGTCCTCACGTTCTGTCTGACCGATCTTCTCCAGGTAAACATCTGCTGCCTTGCCATCAGCGATCTTGCGAGCATCGGTGGCCCAGATCGCCTTGCGTCTTGATTCAGTATCAAAGCTAGTCATGCTGCCTCCTAAGAACAACGAAGAATTTCAATATCAGGGCCAACCATGCAGGTTTTGTAAGAACCCTTTCCCCAGTGCTCAGAGGCCCATGCAGTCACCGCACCTTGCAACGCTCTTGGTTCGAAATCAAAGTTCTTAATAACAACAACATCGCCAGGTTTCATGTCTTTGATGAGCGGGTGATAAAACCTGTGCATCGTCCCAGGCGGGTGCTTAAAAGTCTTGCCTGACTTCTTTGGCTCAGAGACGGCAAGGACTCCATACTCATTGCCATCCTGATCAATTACCTTGTACTTGCAACCTGATGCGTCAAGCAACTTGATCGCTTGAGCAATCGTGCGTTTGACGATCTCCGGAATCATGCTGCCTCCTCATCAAAACAGGTTGTGATCTTCTTGCGATCAGCGCGGTTTCTAATGACTTTGACGATGGTCTTGAGGTCTTCTAAGTCTTGGAAAATCTTTTCAAAGTAATCCATGTTGTGATGAGTAAGACCAAGACCGTCGCTGCATAGGTTCATAGAACTTGATGCGAGCCTGTACTGCAACCAGGCGATCTTGTTTCTTAACTCATACCGATCTGCTTCATCTAGCTTGTAATCCATGTTGTTTCTCCTTTGGTTAAGTACAACGATAGTGATTATACACACTAGGAACATATGTCTATAGCTAATAATCAACCGTTCGTCGGATAGATACCTCACGCGCCTTAGCGAGCCTTAGCGAGCCTTAGCGAGCTTGAGTACAATCAGGTTGTCTGTGTGGAAGCAGATTAGAGCTGTTTGGCTTGTGCCCTGCCCTTGACTTACCCCCAAGGGACTTCCACCAGGGTGCAGACCAAACAGCTTTTTTGTTTTCTATAGACCGGACTCCACCCGATAGCAGTGGGCCTGCATGGGCTGCTTGGAGTAATACACCGGCTAACAATCACCCCTGTTTATGCCGTGCGAACTGTCAGTGAGGTATCGCGCAACACGCTCTTGATCAGGGTGGTAGACAGCAAGGGCATGGAAGGAATCGCTGGCTCATGGCTACGCTGGCAAGGCATCAAGAAGTGCGCCTTGTGGGCGAGGGTGGAGGCTTCCACCCCTGGGGAAGTTATGTCTTAAGTTTCTGCATCAGGTTCTACAGATTCTGCAACCAGATACTGCAATTGCTCTCTGACAATACTTATCCTTTGTTCCATATCCTCCACATAGTCAAGGATTGCTTGCAGTTCACTTCCATGCACCATTACAAAGTCATTGACTTGCGCCAGGCTAGCTATCAGTTTCATGTTGTGATCGCCACTCATTGATTCTTCTCCTTTAGCTTGGCTTCGATGGCCCTGGTAATTTTTACCCAGTAGTTTTGTTCGGCAAACTGCCCGCTAATCACTTTCGCAATCTCCTCATCAGTCAGTCCAACCCATGTGCGTTTTGGTAGTGCGGTGTAGAGAGGCACTGTGTGGTGCAGGTCAGGACATGTCCGCACTTTCATGTCAAAGTTTTGCAGGTCGAATGAATTGGCCCACGCCACCGGCTCTTGCTCTGTCTCAAGTGCTTGGCGCAGGGCCGTTTTAACCCTTTCTAGCCGCTCGTAGTCATCTTTGTTTGACATGTACGGCACATCCTCTAACGCTTCCAGCGCTTCTCCCGCTGCTTTTCGTAGGTCGTTCATTTTGCTTTCGTCTCCACAAGGCACTTGTTTTCATAAGCTTCAATAT